GAGAAGGGGCGGCCATTGTACCGGCTTTCGGATGTGCATCGGCAGGTGTTGCGACGCGATTCGATTTGACAAAATCGAAAGTGCAACGCACAATTGTCAGTGGATTAGAGGGTCCAAACCGATACACACGGTTTGGACCCTCACTTATATCCTCCAATGGATTCTCCTGATTCACTTGGGTTGCAGTCCCGTCCTGTCCGAACGGCATATCGGACACGCTCCGCCCACTCCCGTCAGAGTGGACATACCCCAATGTGGCAGGCAAGCCAATCCCGTGCTTCCGTGATGCGGTGATGCTCAAATCCGCCTGCCGGTATGCCTTCGTAGGAATCAGTGGTAGATCGTACCGGCCGCGAGTCTTTATTGGATTCTCTTCCTTGTGGCCGCGTGTGGACGCGGGTTCGAATCCCGCCGAAGGCACCCATGAAACAAACCCGGGGTAGGGGTATTGACAATCCGGGAGGGGCATTCGCAGATGATGGGGAGCCCCTACAAGACACGGGAGAGGCCTTATACGGGAGCCCCTATACCGGCATTCCAGCAAGCCAACGGCGAAGATAGTCGTTGACAAATCCATAACACCCTGGGCCCCATACACGTGGGAGGCCACATGAGCAAGCGGCGCAACGAGCGCGTCAGCAACGGCTGGCGGCGCAGACAACTCAGGGCAAGAGTGCTGGCCGCATACGACGTGTGCGCCATCTGCGGCAAGCCAGTCGACAAGACATTGAAGACACCACATCCGATGAGCGCCGAAGTGGATGAGCTCATACCGGTCTCACGCGGCGGTGATCCATACAGCTTCACTAACTGCAGGCTCACGCACCGCATCTGCAACAGGATGAAGAGCGACAAGACAGACGAACACGCACGAGCGCTGCTGGCCGGCAAACAGGACATCAAACCAAGCTCGATGCCGTTCAAAACGTTCGGCATCTGACCCGATACCAGGGCAGGGTACCCGGCCATACCCCCTTGGGGTAGCCTCGGGTGCAGTGCCGATATCCCTCCCGGAATGCAAACGTCGGAAACAGGGAAACAACGAAAGGTCGGAAAGCGAGGGAAGCGCCGATGAAGTGCGAACTCTGCGGCAAGGAATTCCAGCCTTCCGGCCATGGGCGGCCTCAGAAGTACTGTTCCAAGTCCTGCCGCCAGAAAGCCGATTATCGTCGGAAAAAGAACAGGCCCGCACAGGACCGGAACAGTAAGCCGCCCGTCAAAGCCATGGAAACGAAACAGAAGCCGGAGCAGGATCTCGACCAGCGGAGTTTCGAGAGGATGATGGACGGCAGCATGCTGGACATGCTGCGCGCCAACCGCGACCGACTGCAGAAGGCCATGGACGACACGTCCACACCGGCAAACGCACTGCCAGCGATCAGCCGCCAGCTCATCGACGTATGCGAACGCATCGAATCGCTCCAAGGCGGCGGTCTGACCGACCTGCTGGACGATGAGGAAGACGAGGTGACGGACGATGTCGGAGCGTCGATTGTCTGAAATCGCCAAGGTCCTCCGCCAGCCGGAAGGCATCGTCGGCAGCGAGTTCACTCGAATCAACAAAGCCGCGCGCAAGGCTGGCATCCGTTTCGACTTGTGGCAGCAGGGCTTCTTGTGGCTTCTGTTCGCCAAGAACGCGGAAGGCAAGTATGCGTGTGGCGCGGACGGCGCCGTGCTGTCCAGCTGCAGGCAGATCGGCAAGACCTTTACCGTCGGCACCGCGTTGTTCCTCAAGGCGATACTCACGCCGAACCTGAAAGCCATCTGGACCGCTCACCATACTCGCACCAGCGACGAGACATTCGCGGACATGTGCGAGATGGAGCGCAATCCAGTGCTCGGCCGGTACGTGGAACGCATCCGCAGGGCGAACGGCCAACAGGAGATCACGTTCACGTCCGGCAGCCGCATCATGTTCGGCGCCCGCGAAAACGGCTTCGGCCGAGGATTGCACAGCGTGGACGTGGCCGTGTTCGACGAAGCGCAGATCCTCACAGTGCGCGCGATGGACAATATGATTCCGGTTTTGAACACGAGTCCTAATCCCCTGGTCGTGTATATGGGCAATCCACCCAAGCCGGGAGACCAGTGCGAGGCGTTCACGGAGAAGCGCATGCACGCGTTGAACCATGACGGGAACCTCCTCTACGTGGAGCTCGCCGCCGACAAGGATGCGGATCCGGACGACCGCGAACAGTGGGCTAAAGCGAATCCCAGCTATCCGAAACGTACAAGCGAACAGGCAATCATGCGCATGCGCAACAACCTGTCGGAAGATTCATTCCGTCGCGAGGCGCTTGGCATATGGGATGAGACCGCCACCGCGTACGCCATCAGCCCGGACCTGTGGCAGGCCGCGGCCATCGACGACGTGCCTGATGGGGGAACCGTGAGCTTCGGCATCGACATGCCTCCGGACAGGAGCGTGCTGACCATCGGAGCCGCGCTACGGTACGCGGACGGTTCGGCCGTCATCCAGATGGCGAACATCAAGGACGCACGGCAGGCGGGAACCATGTGGGCCGTGGACTGGCTCGCCGAACATTGGCCGAAGACCGCCAGCGTGGTCATCGACGCGCAGTCGCCCGCTATGAGCCTGCTGCCCGAACTGAAGAAGGCGCATGTGAGGGTCACGGTGACGAACATGCAGGAGATGGGCCGCGCGTGCGGACGCTTCCTCGACATGCTCAAGGCCGGAACGCTCAAGCATCCACGGGACGAATACCAGCCGCAGCTGGCCGCAGCCGTCAAGGGCGCCACCACGCGGCCTCTTGGACAGTCCGGCGCGATCGCCTGGAACAAACTCGGCAGCGATGTCGACATCACGCCGCTCGTGTCCACCACTCTCGCCCTGTATGGGGCGTTCACGACGAAACGACATCCGGGAAGACGACAGGAGGTGATGTTCTGATGGTGTTCTACATGGCCGACGGCACAACGGTAAGTGTCGCTCCGAAATTCACCGGCAGCAGCTACCTCGACACCGCAAGCGGAAACGTCGGCACCATCCTCGGCGTCGACGACGAGGACATGCCCATCATCCACGAACTGTTGCGCGTGTGGCGTGAGAAATACCCACGCAACCTGATCCGCGGAGCCTACTACGACTGCAAGGAACGATTCAAAGACTTCGGAATCTCCATCCCCGACCAGATCAAAAACAAGGTCGAGGCGATGATCGGATGGCCCGAACTGGCCGTCCGATCATTGAGCGACCTGAGCGACCTGGAAGGGTTCAGCGTATCCGGCGACGACACGATGGGCGTCAACGACCTGTTCGAGGACAACCAATTGGACGTGGCCACGTCAGAACTGATCGTATCCGCTTACAAGCACTCATGCAGCTTCCTGACCATCGCCGCAGACCCGGAGAATCCGGACCGGATCAGCATGATCCCACGCTCCGCCGACTGGTCCGCTGGAATCTGGGACCGACGCAACCACCGTCTGGCCGCGGCATTGACCATCACCGAGGACGACAAGGACGGACGAATCTGCGCGTTCAACGTGTGGCTCCCCGGCAAGGTCTACGAATGCTCCGGCCACCTGACCCCATGGCGGGCGGAGAAAATCGAAACGAACTTCGACCAGCCGACTGCCGTCGCGCTCGCCTACGACAGGCAGATGGACCGGCCATTCGGCCACAGCCGCATCAGCCGTTCGCTCATGAGCCTCGTCGACGCCGGATTCCGCACCGTGGTCCGCATGGAGGCGTCGGCCGAATTCTATTCCGTTCCGAAACTCTGGTTCATCGGAGCGAACAGGGACGCGTTCAGCAGCAACACATGGACGAGTCTCATCCAGGCGATCAACGCGATCACCGCGGACGAGAACGGAGAGCTTCCCCAACTGCATCAGGTGCAGCAGGCGTCCATGACGCCCCATTCGGACATGCTCAAGACCTTGGCCATGCTCGTCGCCTCGCAGACCCGAGTGCCGGTCGACTATCTGGGCATCACGTTGGACAATCCGACCAGCGCCGAGGCCATGGCATCCGCCGAACGACGGTTGACGCGCATCGCCGACAAGCAGAACGTGGCCTTCGGACGGGAACTCAAACGGGCCATGGGCATCGCCGTGGCATTGCGCGAAGGCGCGAACACGATACCCGACTCCATGCGCGACGTGCATCCGGTATGGGCGCCCACAAGGGAAATCTCCGACGCGGCGCGCGCCGACGCGTTCACGAAGATCGCCGACAAGATCACCGGCTACGCCGACTCCGATGTCGGACTCGAACGTCTCGGCCTGACCCGCGAGGAAATCACCCGCCTACGCGCCGACCAGCAACGGCAGAAATCGGAACAACGCATCGACCAGCTCATGGACAGAAGCGCGGCGTCCTCGGAGGTGACGGATGGATCTGAACAATCTGGATCTGCCGGAACCGGCGAAAGCGCAGCTTCGTCAGAAACTGGAGAAACTGCATAGGGATTACGAGACTGATCTTGAGAATCTGACAGACGACGCCACCGACGCGATGGAATCCGCGAAACCGTTGGAACGACAAGACATAGTGCTCAGGTACACCCGCGATGCGTCCGAACGATCACGCAGGTACTACACTGACACCAGGAACCTGTGGCAGAAATACGCCGGCATCAAAATGCCGCCCTACGTCTCATCTACTTGCGACGAATATGAAGTGCTATACCGTCAGGTAGGCGGTTTCACTGGAACCGATTGGAATGGGCATAACTACACTAATTTGAAGCATGGCAACGCCAACGGGCTGACTGTTGAAGACCTTTGGCCCGACCTGAAGACGGTGGACGACTGGCAGCAGTTCATTGCCGACATGATGAGCAGGTCTGTACGATTGACCACGCAGAACAACCGCGACGCCGACGAGACGCATCCTGGATGGGCACGCGTCCCACGAGGCTCCAATCCTTGTGCATTTTGCGTGATGCTCGCCAGCCGAGGATTCGCATACACCAGTGAGGAAAGCGCGGACTTCGGCGGCTCTTTCCATAACGGCAAATGCCGTTGCATTCCCGTGTGCAGCTGGGGCAAGGACAAGATCTTCGGCTATGACCAAGCGAAGTATAAAGCCATGTACGATCAGGCCGTGCAAGCCATCAACGGCAACGCATTGGGAAAGAATTGGAAGTCCTCCGCCGAGGAAGCCGGAATCAAGTTGGATTCGGCCGACGCGAATGCCGTCACATTCGTTATGCGTCATAAGTTCCCTAAGCAATTGAGCGACGGGATCATGCCGAAGAAACGTGCGTCTTTCAAAGTCGAACATGATTTCACCGGCATGCGCGACGAGAAATCATTAAGCAAGAAAGGATGGGATGGAAGGCAGAAGGCGCTTGGCGTCCCAGTAGACGCAGACGTCCTTGAGATGCATGAAATCGTGTTCCTGGAACATTTCAAGTCACTCGGACAGCATTACGAATGGATTCCACGCGATACTTTGGGGCACAAATCGACGAATGACTTGAAATGGATTGAGCAAGACCTTGAGTGCGAGGTTAAGTCATCTCGGCAAAAACGCCCAGACTACGGATCCATTTCGAAGAACATCTCAAAAGCGGTATCCAAAGCCGAGCAGCATGGTGTCGTGAAGGATGCATTCATTGTGGATCTCACTGGATACTCGGCTCCGGAGAAACTGGTGACGCAACTTTCCCGCTATAACGCGCTGCATAAGAAAAACAAGATCAGACGTTTGTTCCTATTGGACAACAACGGGATGAGAGAAATCGAGCTGCAATAAAAACCCGGAGGCACTCCCGCACGAATAGGCTATTATTTCAAGTCTGCACGGGACCTCCGGTACTTCTATTTTACCAAAAACCATTGATTTCGGTGGATTGCCAGAGCAGACGAATGGACCCGACTGTAACTCGGGCGCTTCACAGCCGCGCAGGTGCGAATCCTGCATCCACCACTCGGCCAGCCATTCAGGTTGGCGGCGACCATGCGCCGTATCGCGTGGGAGGACCATACAGCGCACCGTGGCGCGGTCGAACTCGAATCCACGGGAAACAGCAAAGGAGAGCAGCATGTCCATCAGATTCCGATTCCCGGCACACATCCGTCTCATCGACGGCGGTGGCGACGAGGGCGGTTCCAATGACGGTGGCGACGGCGGTGAGCCGAGGTCGTTCACCCAGGAACAGGTCGACCAGATCGTCGAGAAGCGACTGGCCAAGGAGCGCGGCAAGTACAAGGACTACGACGAGCTCAAGTCCAAGGCCATGAAACTCGACGAGATGGAGAACGCCGGAAAGAGCGAAATCGACAAACTCAAGGAATCGAACGCGGCGCTGCGCAAGCAGATCGACGACGCCGCGGCCGAGAAGCAGCACGCGGAATGGGTGTCCGAAGTCGCCAAAGACAAGGACGTTCCGGCCGAACTGCTGCGCGGCGGAACCAAGGAGGAACTCGAGGCGCATGCGGACCTCCTGCACGCGGCGCTGCATCCGGCATCCAAGCCGCCTCAGGTGAGGAACCAGACGGGCTCTCCATCGCACCAGAACAACAACAAGGACGCCGAAGAGCTCTCGTACATCCACCAGCTCCTAGGCGAATAACCCAACCATCCGAAAGGACAAGTCATCATGGCGATGAAAACATACCAGATCAAGCTCCCCGTGAGCGTGGCCACCGAAATCGTGAACAAGGCCAAGGACACCAGCACCATCGCGTCCCTGAGCCCCAGCACGCCACAGATCTTCTCCGACGCCGACTACCTCGTGTTCAACGGCAAGAGCGAAGCCGAGGTAGTGGCCGAAGGCGCGGTCAAGAGCAGCTACGAGCAGACCGTGGACTCCGTCGTGGCGAAGCGCTTCAAGGTGCAGACCACCACCCGCGTCACCAGCGAACTCCAGTGGGCCGACGAGGACAACCAGCTGCAGATCATCCGCAGCATCCAGGCCGATCAGGCAGCCGCACTGG